TGACTATGCGAACCAGCTGGTTGCATAGTTGGTGTTAATGTACTATTTCCGCCAGTGGATCCTTGCGGATGAGATGGGCCAGCTGCAATAACAAAACGATCTGTTAAGTTAGGGGTTGTGTAACTTCCAACTGTTTGCCCATTGCATAATGCATATCCATACGGAATAGATGCAATATCCCCGTACCATTGTAAAATCATACCAATTGGCAATATGTTGTGTACATATGCTGTAGTTGCCAATTGTGTTGAGTTAACTGAAATATTAGCTGTGGGTGCAGTTGGTGCCCCAGTTAGTGCAGGGCTAGCCAACGGGGCTTTTAATGCAGTTAAACTAGCAATCGCTGCATTGGCCGCTGTTACGTTTGCGTTTGTAGATGATACATTCGCGTTAATTGCGTTTACGTTGGTGGTTAGTGCAGTAGTTAGCGTTGTTGATAGGGCAGAAATGTTGGAGGTTAGCTGTGCAACATTTGCAAGGGCTTGCCAGCTACCATCATAATAACTTAACACATCGGTGCTAGAATTATACCAGATTTGTCCAGTTACCGGGTCGCTTGGAGCAATATTGTTAGAGAAGTTCTCTAGCAGCTTTACTAAGTTTTCTTGTAGGATTTCTCCATAGCCTGCGTATTTTCTCCCAACAAGAGTTAGTGAGGTTGTGGTATCTGCTGTACCATCTGGGATTGTGGCAATTACGTTGCCTGCTGTATTATTAATTTGGTATGTCATAACTATTCCGGTATCTAGTATTTACTCAAAAATACCTATTATCCGCCCCACCCTAAAGAATCATTGCTAAAACTAACTGTAGAATCCGCAATAACTTGGCGCCATACTCCGTCTACTTTAATCCATGCAATGGCATTGTTTGAATAGCTACCCGCTATCTTAATTTTAGGAACCACTCGTCGGTAAGTGCCTTGATCGTTAACATAAAAGCCTGCCGCTTTGTAAAAAGTTAACAAAGCGTATCCGTTGCCACCGGTGCCACCGTTTGCGTACCCACCTCGTCCAACGCTGCTGCCCGGGTATTGATTATCGCTTGCGCCGCCGGACGTAACACCATTTCCGTATGACCCAGTATTTGCTGGGTTGGTTCCAGCTGATGATACAAAGTTTGCGCCATTGGCTCCTGCATAGCCGCCAGTGTCGTACCACGGACGTGGGCCGTAATTGGCTCCGCCGAAATATCCGCCGCCGCCTGCTCCGCCGCCGCCGCCATCGCTTCCGCAGTTACCACCGTTGAATCCGTGAGTATTGGAGCCAGGACTAATTGGCGACCGTGTTGTCCATATAGCGTTGCCGTTTTGTAAAATTCTTGCACCGAGTGCGCCAGGGCCGCCTGTATTAATACCGTAAACTCTAACTGTGTGCCACCCTGCGGAAATTGTTTGTGTTGCTGACGCCACGCCATCGTAGCTAGGAGCATATACCATCTCCACATCGTCTACATACAACCATCCATAGTTGTCAACTGCTAAATCAAATTGATAGTTTTGTGTAGCCGGAAAATACACTGACCATGTATAGTTGCCATTTCCTTGCCATATACCGTAAACGTTCAATAGCCAACTCCATGCAGAGTTGTTTCCGCCTATTACTGGATAAGTTTGAGAGTTTGACCCAGGTACCATCGCACCTGTTGCACTTTCGCCGTATGGATAAGGGCCCCTGTTTCCGCCGCCACCGCCGGCGCCGCCGCCACCGGCTACAGCAACCACAGAATTAGCAATCTTTAAAACTGTTGCTCCGCCACCACCGCCACCGCCCCCAGACGACCCAGCCCCACCAGCATTGCCCCCGGTGCCCCCTGCATATGCAGCAAGAGTATATCCGCCTGCGCCACCGCCCCAGCCGCTCACGCCACTGCGTCCGCCGCTGCCACCTTGTCCAACAAAAACTTCAACGGTTGCACCTGGTGGGGCCGATACTGATCCTGTTACAAATCCGCCACCAGCTCCATTGCCTCCGCTGTGGCTGTCAGCTCCGCCTGCGCCTCCGCCGGCGCCCCACATTTTAAAATCAATTTTACTCTGTAAGCCGCCTGCTGGCATAGTAAAATAGTACCTATTCCCGGAATACGGCAGGGCAATTGTAAAGTTATCAGCCATTAATGTGCCTTAAATATATTGGAACCACAGGTCACCGTTTGCCCCAACTGTATTATTTGGCGGCTGATTTGAAATATAACAAGTAGGTTGGTAACGAACAGAATTTAATACATAGTTCTTGTCCGCACGGTCAACATATGCAGTGGTTGCAATATTGGTACTATTGTCATTTTGTGCCTGTGTAGATGTTGTTAATCCAGCGGTGGTTACAGTTAGTACTTTGGTTCCCGATACTGTTAGCTCAATATTTCCAGTGTTTGTTTTAACATTAGTTGAACTGTTATAAATTTTAGTGGTATCAAAACTACTAATTGACGAAGTCACAAACGCAGTGGTGGCAATATTTGCAGATGCATCGCCTGCTAACGGGGTTGGTGCTGTCGGAACACCAGTAAACACCGGGCTATTCTTAGGGGCCTTAGAGTTATCCAATGCTGCAATTGCAGCATCCGAATTTCCTTGATTTGATGTCAATGATGAAATTTCGCCATCTAGTACACTCACATTAGATGCAATGTAGTTAATTAACTCGCTACGAACCGATGCAATGCCAGTGTCGGTGTAGGACTTAGTTGCAATACCTAAATTGTCTGTGGGTGCTGCCGATACTGTAATTAAGCCAGTTGATCCGTGTACCAGCAACGCTGTTGTCATTACACCGTCAACGTTTGTCTTAACAGTAAGGTCTTTGTTTAGTCCGTTGCTCTTAATAGTAGCTTGACTTAGGCCATCGACTGTAACGTTAAACTCGCTGTTCTGTCCAACATTTAATTGTCCTTCAACTGACATAGTTCCAGTTGTGCCAGTGCTTTCATCGGAACGCATAAACTGGCTAGTTGACAAGTTGTTTACAGTGTCGGCATTGGTTGCGGTGCCATACAACTTAATATCTGGTACGTTGCTAGAGAATGTAATACCAGGGCTAACACTTGTAAAACCGTCAATTGCTACGTTAGGAGTAAACTCTGCGTCTCTGCTAATAATTGCAGTTACGTTATTGTTATGATATAGTTTGATAACAGAATGTTTTGCTGCTCCTGTATCGTAAATGTTTTCTACTAGGGCACCAGTTTTGCTGTCCAGCTTGCTGTATGCAGGACCAACAGTTGCCCACTCGGTACCAGCATAAATTTTAAACTGGTCGTTGGTTGTGTCCCACCATTGATCGCCTACCACCGGTGATGCCGGAGCAGAAGATGCAGTAGTAAAGCCAGTAACTGGACGCCAAGCAGAACCTGTATAGACTTGCATTGTGTTAGTGACTGTGTTCCACCAAAGTTGACCGGCAACAGGATGCGAAGGATCTATGCTGTTAGCAAAGTTTTCTAGAATGTGCAGAAAGTTTTCATTCTGCAACTCGCCATATCCAGTAACTTGTTTACCGATTAGAGTAATGCTGGTAACTGAAGTATTTGTTTGGCCATCTAATAGCGTTGCTATTAATTCCCCGTTTGTTTTATTAACTAGATATGACATTTCTTATTATCCGATCGCACTTAGGTTAGTCAAGGCTTGAATACGCACTGTGTAATCGATTTGAATCTTACGGTTTAGCGCCTTTTGTACTGGGTGGAAAACTACATGGGTCAACATTTTGCCAGAAGTACTAAACAAACCCAGTTCGTCAAATACATATGCTTCTGTTAAATTTTGACTGTTATCAAATGCTGCTTGGTTTGCTGGCTCGCCATAGTCAATTAAACAAGTAACTAGAATGTCTGTGTACACTTGTCCAGGAATATGACGAATCTCCAACTTGTTATTAGTTGGGTCCAAGTTATCAACACTAGAGTCATCAACAATTTTGCTGAATGTTTCGTTGTATAGCGTAGAGTTTTGGCTGTTTGTGTTAGCAGGAAGATAGTTAATAACCCCAGTTGGGTCAACACTTGTGCCACCGTTACCAAACTTCATAGTAGAAATAAAGTTACCAGTCTTATCTGCTAGCGAATATGCCAATGCTTCACTGATGTTTTCGTAGTGAATAGCGTTGGGTTTATCAATAAACACTTCACCTGTTTCGGGGTCATGAATTTTGATGTGTCCACGAATATGGATGCTGCCCTTTTCATCGGGCATTTTTTGTTCAAGTTGTTGGATGTCTTCCATTTTGTTTTCCGTTTCAGTATTTATTTTATCTATATTCATGGGTTATAACTTGGGCTAAGTTTTAGGAACGATACTTCGCTGGTTGTTGAGCCATCAAATCCTGTTCCGTCCGCTACGTTGGCTGTCATATTCAGCCAAGTTTCAGTATGCGGAGTTCCTGGTAGTTTTTGTTGCATACTTCCGTCAACAACTCTGCTGCCTACTGCATGCAACGTTGCTGCACCTGTACCATCTACGCCTCGGCGTAATTGACCCAATGTGTTTGTTTCAGCATCGTATGTGTAATATGTGATTTTTTCACCATTAATGTAAACAATACCAGGTAAGCCCAATGTTGGGTTTGGTTCCGGTAACTTGCTTGCATCTGTGACTACAATGGTTGCATCAGTTAGTGCCAACTCTTGTGCTAGTTCAGTTGTATTTGCATCAGCAATACGTGTGTATTCAATTTCGCCACGCATATTTTGGAATACACGGTGTCCTAACACAACGTTTCCTGAGATTTTTGTAAACACTGTCATACTTAATGTATCGTACACACACCCTGGAACTAGTTCCTCTGGAGCGTGACTGCTAAATGTGTCAACATATGCACCACCGTCGATATTAATATCTTCAGGGCGAGTACCTAACGCACTGTCTAAATAGCTGCTTTGGATAGCACTGTCAAACTTGTTAGGGTCGTTGTAGTCTAAATAACGCAATGTGATGTTAGCACCAACAGATTCGTTGACAACTGCACTAGTATCAACAATAATTGTGTCTTCTGTTACTTGTACAATACCGTAACGGTTGTTGTTATTTGCTGAACCAAACACAGTTAGTTGCTGATTCAACGCATACCCTAACTCAACAAAGTTTACTGCACTGTTTGTACTCTTAATAGACGAGTTTGCACTATAGAATGCAATGTTTGCTCCTACGTTTACGTTGCTGGTAAAGTCATCAAACTTAACGCCTGTTACGTTTACACCAGGATACTGAATACCATCAATTAAGCTAGACAAGTTGCGAGCAGGCATAGTTACGTCTGGGACATAGTACCCCATGATACGGTCGTTTGCAGTAATTAAGGCATTGCCAGCACTAACTAGTTCGTACAATGATGAATCAAACGTAGCTTCTGTGGTTACGTTAGCAGCAAATGGTTTGTAAATGTTATTGTTGTAAGCAACTAAGTTGCCACTTGACACCCAAACGTTTCCGTTGCCTGTGCCAACAGTAACAGTAGCAGTGTATGCAGTGTTTGGTGCCCAATCAACTACCTTACTAGTAAATCCAGTTCTGTCAAATTTAATAGTAGTATTAAAGGTACGAACAGTGTTATAGCTATCGCTAGGAGAAGTTTTATAGAACACGTTCTTTAACTTAGGAACTAATACTGCTCCAGTGCCATTGCCGTTAACAGTGACCACAGGTGGGGTAGTAAATCCAGATCCTGGGTTAACAATTGTAACACTTGCAATATTGCCGTAGGTGTTGTTAATAGTTGCATGTGCAACTACACCAGTACCGGCGCCGCCTGTGATGATAACATTAGGAGTTAATGTATACCCAGACCCGCCATTGGATACTTCAATCTCTACTACGCTGTACGTATGGTTGTTATTCCAATCAGCGTAGTTAGCCGTAGTTAACATATTAGCATCGGCTGCATAATCGCCATTCGGACTACGGAATGTGCTAGACACTGTGTCGTAATACGATGGCAAGTCGAAGTCAGTTGCACCAGTGTGCAAGTAATCAACGCCATTGTACAACGGAGTGTACTCGCGAATCTGTGTGCGATAAGGTTTAACTTCGTTAATATAGTCTTCGTAGAAGGTTTGGTTATCCTTAACGTAACTTGGGTATTGACTTAGGTTACGAATCTTATGCAATACACTAATGAAGCTAGTCTTAAAAATCCAATCAGTAGATTTTTGTTCACTGAATACATAGTTAACTAAGCTAAAGAACAACTTATTAAACTCTACCTTGATGTCCTTAACAAAGATGTCTTGGTAAATTGCATCAAAGATATAACGAACTTCTTGATTTGGGTTTTGGTCAAATCGTACAGTGTCGTAATTGTCGTTATCAAACGCCATATTACCAGAAGCTAAATTATAAATGCTATCGCTTAACTGCAATGTTCCGTTTTGGCTACCAACTCTATCTAGCCCAAGGTTGGCGTTAACTTTATAAACAACAAATCGACCTTCGCCATCGTCGTTTAAATGAATTGTCTCGCCCTCTTTAAGAGACAGTGCTGCGATTTGGTAATAACGGTCAACCGTATGGGTCGGCTTAACTGTATAGTCAAAGTCGCTTGCGTACCAATCTACTAGATGCCAGTACAATTGGGTTGAGTAACTTTGAATTTTTACCAATGTCCAACTCTGAGTTGAAGTCGACCAACTAAAAATTGTCCACAAATCATTGTGATCAGAATCTTTATCAATTAATACTTTATACCCATTAGCTAGCTCAGCTGAATTGATGTAATCAAGCTCACTTCGTGTGCTAATTTTTAAGTCCCACTCGCCAGTGCCAGCAACAGGTTGTGGCGAACCTTGATATAATTTTGAAGTGTCGCGGCTATCAATAATCGGGTACTGAATTAATACGCTGTTAACAAACTTAACAAAGTTTTCAAGAGCCGACAAACGTTCCACAAACATACTCTGGCGTGGACGAATCTCAATACCGATCTGAGATACCGGTTTTAGTGTCGGATCAGGAACAACTAACCCAGCCATATCGAGTCCCGACAAGCTGTCTTGTAGTTTATTAACAATTCTATGAGGAATTGGGATAGTGTCTACATTTTCTTCTACTAGCTGATATTCACTGTGAATAATGTTAGTACTGTTTAAAGGGCTGTGAGAGACGTGCAATACCGCATCAGTGCCAGTTAAGTAGCTGCCAATATTGTATAAGTTAATTGCATTACTCTTCATTGCAGCCATATACGGGATGCCCTGATCTTTAGGTTCTGCAATAATTTGTTGCAATGTGCTAACACTAGTAGATCTACCAGTTTTAATAGTGTCTACACTGGCTTTGTCGCCTACCCAGTAATAATACAATGTTTTAAACAAACCAGTGGCAGAGTCAACAATAGTGTAGCTAACAAAAGAGCTGTTATCTTCATACTTAGGGATGCCGTCACCGCCGTGTTCAACATACTGGCTAGGCAACCATGGGCTTTCGACCCATTCGTATACCTTAACTTCGCTGCCAGGGAACATGTCGCCCCAATGCTTGCCGCGATAAATGATATCACTTTGCTCGTAATCAATATAACGCATCAAGCTAGTGTCCCACCAAGTCTTACCAACTTGTAAATCGGTCCAGTGGAAACTAGAATCAAACTTATTTGTTGGTCCTGTGTCGGTGCTTGCACTGTCATTGTAAATCGCAGGATCAGCGTCAGCAATAAAATCTAAATCCTGTTGAGCGATACCTAGTAGTTTGCCCTTTACTGGGTCAAAATAATCTAGTCGGGCGCCAATGACGTTAGAACGCTTATTGTAAATATACGCTTTGTCAATGGTGTTAGGTTCAACACGAGGTTGGTTGTAACGAATTAGATCCCATCCTTGAGTTAGGCCAGGGTTGCTAAATGTATATACACTACCGCCAGCTGTTGCAATAGCATAATCGTTTGTTGCCGCTACCGCAATATAGTTGCCCACGATATCAATGGCTGCACCAAAATTAAAGTTATCCCCGATATCAGGGGCTTGTAATTGTTGAACATACGCAAACAATGCAGGAGTCTCAACTGACTCAAAAGGATTATCCATTAAGTCGTACACATAAACTGCACCACTGTTTGCAATCGGATCTTTGAAATTAATGCTACCAACATCAAATGTTGTTTCTGTGTCATCAAACGTTGTGCCATTAATTGTTTTAGCACCAATACTACCAATAGCTAATGTGGTATTGTTTGTGCCAATACTTAACGTGGTTCCAAAAAATTCATTTTCGTTACTTGATGGATGTGTAATTGTTTGAGATTGCACAAAAATAATCAAGCCCAAATCGGCAATTGCTGTACCAGATCCAGGAGCAAGTGTTGCCCCGCTTCCAGGTAACACATCGAGCTTGTTGTTGTGAGTAATTGCACCAATAGTTGAATAGTTAGTTACACGAGCCGAAGTAATCTGTATGTGATTGTTTTCAATACTTGCAGTAATTCCAGGAATGCCTGCACCATTAATCTTGCTTACAACGTGTGCAAGGCTAGATTCAGTGAATTTAATTTCAACAGTGTTGATACGAATACTGTGTCCCGGTGTAACTGTTGGGTTCGCAACAGTTCCGATGATAGATCCGTAACGACGACCTTGGTTTGTAAATCTATAAACAGCGCCACTTCTGTAATACGGCAAGCTATAGTTTGGCGCACCAAAGTACAATGTAGTAGTGTCTGGGCTAATTTCAACTGTAGTACCAAACCCTTGACCGTTTGTTGATGTTGTACTGTATACTTCTTGTATTAAGTTAAATTGGTTTGTTTCAATACCAATGGTTGTACCAGATGCTGGTGGCACCATGAACTGAACAACGTTGCCGTTGATCTTGTAATCAATATCTTCTTTTTGTTCAATGTTATTGGCGGTAACTCGACGAGTTGCCCCAATTGTGCGAACAGGAATAAATGTATTGTTAATGCCGTTTGCAACAAAACCTTCAACCATGCGGTCGTATACATAGCCCTTACCTGCGCCAGTTACACCATCAACTGTTGCAGTGTTTGCCCCAATAACAATCTGGTCACCTGCATCGTTAGTTGCTAGGCTTATACCAAAATTATCAGAATGTGACCAGGTATCAATTAGAGTATAGCGACTACGTAAGCCTACTAAAATTGTTCCTGCAACCGGAGGGTCAGTAAAGGTTAAGGTTGTTCCGCTTACTGTGTAATCAATATAAGGGATATAAGGTTGTACGCCTGTTACCAAGATACTGCTCGCATCGTCAACTGCGGTATCTAAAGTGAACACTGAATTACTTCCTGTTGCAGTTAGTGTTTGAACACTGCTAGAATCAGTTAGCCATCCGTATGCATAAACTTTGCCAGCACCAGGAGATCCAATGTACAGCCAGTTACCATCTGCACTAGTTGCTACACTGGTACCAAACCCGTCGCCAGTTGCTCCATCAGGTGCAACAATAATTTGTCCTACTGCAATACCGTTTGCCGGGTCAATGGTATAAACGAACACATATCCGCGGGCATCACTGCTTTTAGGGGCAGCAATAATAAATGCACGAGCGTTTGAATCGACTGCTGCACCGAACCCTAAGGTACCTGTGCTAGAGTTTACAAAGTTGCTGTTTTCTACCCAGTCGCCTGTTGCAGTTTCTAAGAAAATAGCAGCACGGCCAGTTCTACTATTTGGCGCACCGGCAATCATAGTCTTTCCGTCGGCGGAAATTTTAATGCTTTGGCCAAAGTTATCACTGCCGTTATATTCAGAACTGTTTAAGAATATTTTTGTAGCTGATTCCCATGGACTTGTTTTATTATACACGCCCCAGTTGTTATTCTCGTCTAAGGTGTTAACCCAAACTTTATCACCTTGGATCCACCCGTACTGCGGAGTAATAGAATCAATATTGCTAGGGATGTCCAATTTGGCACTAGTTAATTTAAACAATACCCCAGACCCACTCACTGATTGTAGTTGGCTTAATATTTGATAGTTCTTTCTTAACCCAATGGTAAATTGATTAATACCGTTGATGCTATAGACTTGGTAGAACCCGTCGAATCGATCGTCGAATCGTTTGATTGCAATAACATCGCCAACAGACAATTGATGATAATTGTTAGTTGTGATTGTTGCAAGGTTGTCAATGCTGTAGTTGATAGCAGTAACTAAACATTCAGTTTCGCTTACACGATAAACGTCCCACTCTCCCGAAAACCCTTTTGCAGCCCAGATCTTAAATCCTGTACCAATTTTAGATAGTGTATCTCCCAGGTCGCTGTAGTTGGCAATATCAAAAATAGTTGCATCAACATCATCAACGTTTACATACCCAGCAGTTGGCAATGCAGGACTATCCGCAGTTTTCACGTAGTCATCAAACATCACAGGATCGTAATTTAATGAACTTTGGTATACATCCCTTGGGTAATAATGAGGAACTCCGTATGTGTAATCTTGGTTCGCTGCCAAGAACTCCACAGTAGTTGGATTACCTGTAATCACCGCTTCGTCAAGTTCGACTTCAACAAACTTGTTAATGTCTGTAGCACCGTACTCGCCTACACGAAGTGCCCATTCTTCGCTAACTGTAATTTCATTACTAATGTTAGCCAATTGTGCCTGTGCAAGTGCAAGGATGGCGTTCTTTGTGCCTTTTTGTTTGATGTAACCTTGGTAAAACTTAGCTTGGGTTTCAATGTCCAATGCCAAATCTGTCAAATAGTTACGCTCTCTGAAACCAGTGATTCCGTTACTGTAAAAGTTTAAAGTTTCGTCAGTTGGTTGATTGTCAAGGTCATAAATGTTTTCAAACTTAGCTGCGTTGGTTGCAAAGTTTGGTAACAACCCAGTCTTAATGCTAGATTGGTTGATTTGTTTCCAGCTAGAAATATTAAACAATTCAGTGGCTGTTACTTTGCTTAGAGCAACATAGTAGTTGGCTTTATAAGAAACTAGGTCGCCTTGTTTGTAGTCTTTACCAGGTTGCCATTCGTCAACAACATTGTTGTTATAGATAAAGCCACTTGGATTCAATGCGCCAGTCCAGTCGGCAGTCTTGCTGCCAATAAACTTCAAACGGAATTGACGGTTACCGGTATCTGGACTGTAGATAATATCGTTAAACGAAGTCTTGTTATCAATGATAATCACGTGTTCATATTGAACTTGATGCAACTCTGCATAAGTGATTGTTTGATTCTTGATAGTAGAAACTTTGAATGTGTTGTCTTCACGCAATACACTAAAGTTACTTTTCTTAATCACATTGAAGTTAGGATCTAATAACTTAGAGCCTGTTGGCAAGTTTGTGATTTCGTCAACTACACTGTTGGTTAAGTTAACGTTAATTGACTGGTTAACTGGGCTAAGAATAATAACGTTACCTGCTTGCCAACCTTGTTGTGCCCAAGTTAAGAACTCTTTAGCACTTAAGATCCAATCTTGTTTTTGCCCAAGATCGTAGTCGTAGTCAGTGAAAATAAAGCCTTGGCTTTGTAGCTGGCGTTGGTAGCTTACCAAGAAGTCAACTACTTCTTGCGTTGTACTAAACTCATGTCCGTAAGGAATACGTACACGAATCTTTTGATAGTCTTTGTAGATTGTGCCACGTGCTTTGCCCACTGTAACAGTATAGGCACTGTTATTTGCAATACTTGGTACAATAGTAAAATATGGGCTGCTTAGGTTATATCCGCTAACAGTATAACCATTTTGGCTACGCTCAACAATAACAGCACTGTAAGCAATTTTGTTTACTGGTACAGATTTGTGTAACTCAACACGATAGTTACCATCAGGGATGATAATGTTCTCACCAGTGGAGTTCGGACTACCTTGTTCGGCAAGCAAACTAATATAACGCTTATCAGTGAAGCCTGCGGCCTTATAACTTAGTTGAACGTTCAAGTTCTTAAAGTATTTCTTGATAAGTGTTTGTGGGTCACCGATGCCAAGTCCCTTAAGGTAATCGCTAACCCAGTTAATGTAACCTGCGGTGCGATGAATATTAGAATTCGTATCAACGTATCCGTTTACTTCAATCGCTGTCGGGGTAATGTGTTGTTTGGTGCTGTCTAACACATATTGGTTCAATGTGGTGTTTAAGTTGAAACGATCAACGTTAATCAATGAACCGAAGTAGTGTGCAGGCTTAGTTAATGCTAATGCAATTTGCAATGCATATGGATAGTCACTGCTGCGGCGCCACGCTGTTTCAACTGGACCTTGGTCACCGATGGCATAGCTAGCATTGGCTTTGTTACTGTTGAAGTCTAATACTGCAAACTTCTCTGGGCTACGCAATGCTCCAGTTTCGTCAACAGGAATAACGTTTAGCAAGCCAGGGCGAGCAAAACGCTTATCAATGCCTGCACGTGGGCCAGCGTGAATATATCCAAGACTTAATTCTGTCCACAATACCATGTTACCGCCAGTGTATGGTGCAGAACCATAACGCTCTTCCCACCAATCGGGCTGGTCCGAGAAGCCTAGCATTTCCCATGGATGTGTATGAGGACGATCTGTATCGTAGAAGTACTTAAACACCGAACGCCAAGCTCCTGGCAAGAACTCACCAGTTAGACGATCTCTAAAGTTTTTGTAATTCCATGTCCAAGGATTATTGCTTTGGAAATAGGTATTTGACGTGTAGTCTAAACGGTTATTACCTACCCATGTTAGGAAGCTAGAGCTCAGAATTTGTGTAAACTCTTTCAAGCTGTAATCTGTAACACGGAAACGTCCTGGGACGTGAGAGTACAGGTCGTCATGCTTAAACTCTTGTTTAATGTTGTTGTAAATTCTACGTTCAAACTCAAGTAAAATGTCATCGCGGAAATCGCCAAACGCAGGAGTAATACTACCGTCGTGGCCTTGAATAACTCTAGTAGATACAGAATATGTATCGTCAACAAAAATCTCAGGAACAAATTTAGGATACAATCCTAGCTTTGTCGGGGTTTCGGGAATATAGTTTCCATCTGTATCGTGATACTCGACTATAGTCAAGACATCATCGTAGTTTAAATCAAAACTATCCTGGATCGTGATACTTGGGCCACCACTACTAAATGTATAGTCTCGGTCCTTGACTAATAGCTGCTTGGTTGTTACTCCGTTGGCAGTACGCTCTAGGTAAACTAACACTGCCAAGTTGCTTAGAACCTTGTCATTGAAAATCTTGCTCAATTCATACCGGCGAATACGTGGGTCTAGAATTGTGTAAGATGGCAAGGTAGTTTTGTTTGCTCCCCAAGGCACCATGTCGCTATAGTACCAGGCAAAGTTTTTATTCTTAACGCCGTTAATTGTTGCTAATATTTTGTCTAATGTACCAGCAATATCGTTGATATCGATTTCAATCTGGGTAGACAACTCTAAAATCTTGTTTTTAAACTTAGCATACTCACGCTGAGCCAAACGTGCAGATTCAACAAAGTTCATAGTAGGATCTACTATGAACAAATTGCTATACACTAGTGGAGCAGCATGCTTTAAAATGTTTCCGCCCTGCGACTTAATTTTAATGTCACGTAAGTTACTATTGCCAGGAACTAGACCTTGTACTTCCTGGCTGTTTTGACTTAGAGTAATTAAGTGATTACGTAGTTGGCCCAATGTTAGTGACAAGAAATTCTGATTTAATGAATTGTTGTCAATGTTGGCAGGTACTTGGAAGTACCCCATTTTACTTACGCTTTCGCTATAAATCAAAATGTCAACAGAGTCGCCATTGGCTAACAATGTTGGGTTAATCAACACTGCATATCGAGCACCAACTTGTGTCAATCCAAAATTATTAACATCAATAAATTTGCTGTTTACAATTACCTTAACGTTGGGCAAGTTGTTGCTCGGGTTAGGTAAAATATCAATTTCAAATAGATTATTAACTCCATCGGCTGTGTGATTAATAATCTGATACTGTTTACTGTCCTCTGCTGTCTTGATCCAAATATTGCTTTCGACGTGGGTTCCTTCACCAGTGGTGATATGTAGATACCCAGTGTTTACTGATTGAGTTTGAGTACTCGGGCTCACCAAGTAAGTAAACGTATCAACGTCAAAGTTGTTTTCAAATTGGATATCACCAACGTTGTTAAATGTGCGATAGCTTAACGGAAACCCAAGCACCGCGTCATTGGCACCGGCGCCAACTTTGTAAGAGAAAATCTTTGTTCCTGTAAAGCTACTGTTAATGTAATAGTTTGTGTCGCCAAAGCTAATTCCATCACTGTTAAACATGTCAAACAACGGAGGTTGGTTAACTGTGGTCTTTTGTTGAGCACTAATCCAATTAGTACCATCAAACCAGAATTCTTTTCTAGCATTCAGCCCGCTCTTAACTAGTACGTTGTTACCGGCAACCAATGGAGCGTCATTTGTTTCAACAATAGTTCCGATATATTGATTGACGTTTTGGTTCTCGCTAATATCAACAATCTCAAAGGTATAAACTTTGGTACGAACGCTAGGGCTTAAATCATTGGAGAAAATAACTCTGTCGCCGTGGGTAAGAGTTATAGTTTGGCCGCCAATTACAACCGACAACGTATCTGCATTGTTAGTGCTAGTGTTCTCGATTTGTGTGTATGCGTTAGTTACTAGAGTGTCTAGAATATCAATCGGGCGTTTAGAAATCTCTCCATAGTTAAACAAGCGAATGTTTGGATCAAATTCAATAATTGAGCGTCGAGCTCTCATCGATTGATCAGCTAACAACTCTTCGTTGTTGTATCTAGCTGTTGCCTCTAATACATCAATATGGAACCAACGGTTACTGCGACTCCATGCGTTAACATCAAGGCTACTACGGTTAATAGTGATGTAGTCTGGGGTGTTTAGATTATCTAATTCTGTTGCTACCAAATCGTCGACTAGTAATAAACTAATAGACGAACCAACCCCCTCAACATAATACACATTGCTGGCGTATGAGCCTGCTGCGGTAGTATCAAAGCGAATTTTCATTCCGTTGCTGAACACAACGCCGTTTGGACTAATGTACGTTTTTTGTCCAACAATATCACTAGCAGGATCAATGGTTGCAGACGATGGGTTAACTAAGGAGATAATGCCTGAACCAAGTCCACTTGTTCCATTTTGATAGTATAACGAAGTTAGAGGTGCAGTAAGCAAAGGCACTTCCTGGTAGAATCCAGTATAGTCTACAAAGAAATTCTTACTAGCGTTAGTGCTGCCAGATTTAACATAAACTTTTTCGTTTGTGTTAATTACTTCCGACGGGACTAAATTAATTGTATTGGTGTTTTGATCTACATCAACTAACCAAGTTTTTGTTCTGTCAGCAGACGGTACTACAACGTTATTGTATGTCCAAAAATAGTCGTCAGTATCGGCACCAACAAAAATAACTTTTTTGCCGTGTACGTTGCCGCTGGCTCCATCAAGCCCACCAAATGCAGTAATAAACTCATCTAGCGTCTTACCTTGCAAATCAAGGTAAGTTAAAATTGTGGCATAGTCCACTGAGACAGGAACATCATTCACTAATGCACGTGGCATGTTTGTGTAACGAGATTGTCCGTCGGGCTGCGGAACAATAAATTCAACTGTGCCAGTTGTAGCACCATTATTGCTTACACCAAGAACTTCACGAACATTGATGTTGGGGTGATTAGGATCAAACCCGCTAACGCCGGGTGCAGCCTGAATCCAGAATGTACCAGAGTTAATGTTAAACTTGTAGCGGCCACCGTATGCTAATGTTAGGTTAGGGTTAGTGTCTGTGCCTGCTGCACCAGTGAATGTAAAGCCACCGGTAATAGGGTCAACGTTCACATCCCATGTATATTCAGTTGGTACGTTGCTTGCACTAATTAGTACCTCCGAAGGGCCGTTTGGTAGCCAATAATATTGAGAAAAGTTAACAAACTTATCAAAATCAAACTTACCATCGTAGCTATACATCTCATTAGAGAATAAGCGACTGTGATTATCGACGTTGCCGCCGTAGAACTTAATCTTGTTAATCAAGTCAATGTAGCTGCTATAGAAATCTACGTTATCAGTTTCGGGATCGATGATAACCGTACTAGGTTCTAGCTGATAGTTTTGTCTAGAGCTATCAACTTCAGTAACATAGCCATCTGTAGTCTTGTATGTTGGCGCAAACTTTCTACCAATATAGCCATTAATTTTTTTAAAGTTAGGCTCGCTAACCAGTTGATCTAATGTTGCATTTAGAAATTTTCTGTTTGTGTCGGTCTGGAAAATCTCTGGTAAAAAATTTATTGTTTTTGTAACTGCCATTTTTATCTCGTTAAATTGTGAACTTATACAATATTTAACCCTGCTGCGGTCTGGTTCAATTGAGCCGCAGTAATTGCACTAATGATTTCGATGTTATCAACTGTTGCAGCACTAACAATAATTTCGTTAGGCTCTGCGTTAATTTGATACAATCCACCAAACTGTGCAGTGCTTGAACTTGGAACAATAATAATGCTGCTAACATTCGGAGTTAGCTTATTGTGCAAGTACGCACTTAATTCGGAAAAGTAGAAACTCTCCCCAAAGTCCCAGTTTGTGATATCGAAATAATTGTTAATTGCCGAAATCACTTGCGACTTAATGTCGTTATCACTGACTGTAATGTTAGGGTTCTTTACAATTTTAAATGTTGCTTGCAACACTGATTCTGCCTTTGCACCAAAGATTGGCTTAAATTTAACGCTGTTGTAAATGATAGTATCGCTAAGAGCTTTTAAATTTTCTAGTGTACCAAAGTCTGTGCGTAACTCTTCTGTAGTAGGAGCCACTGGCTGAATTACTTTATTGCTAGTATCTCGGATCCACGCAGTATATTGTGTGTTATACGACTTGGTCAGGATATACAGATCCATAATGTTGTTTGGACTTGGATCAATGCGACGATTGTTAGGACTATTGTGGCGATACTGGTATTGTAGGTTCTGTCTACCAATACGTGCAATATACTCCGTAGTTTGTGTCACTAACCCATTGGCCCAAATATAAAAATTGTTTTCACTGTATGCATAGAACACCTGGCCATCTAAGTACAAACCAGAATTCAATGATATTGCAGACAACGAAGGATATGTGGACACAATGGTTCCAGTATCTACTACCGAGTAGTTAATGAAACTGTTGTAATCAACCATTTGTTTAAAGAACACATATTTGATGCTGCTGTTAACGCTTGGGTCAACTACTGTTTCAAATAATGATGGATCATCAGGAATTCCATCGTTATTGCTATCCGGGAATGTTACTAAGATTTTTTGAGTATCTTGATATCCATCAGGTTGAATAACGCTGTCATATACATACCATGTTTGGTCAACAGTCAGTGGCTCAGAGTTATCCGGCTTGCTGTTTGTTCGTAAAATTTTAATGTGATCTTTTAAAATTAAACCTGTGGTACTGTCGTAGGTCTTAGTCTTGGGATCAAAATAGAAGCGTGTTTGCAATACACTATGGATGTAGTAATATAAGTTACGCTGAGTAATAGTATATTGACCGTTGTTATACGTAAATGCCAAGAACCAGCTAGTGTCACTATTAGACCCTGCGGTACTCAAATCAAAACTACTCATTGACAAATTGATATTGTTAATAATCGTCCAAGTCATTGTTGGAATATCATAACGAATACCAAAGTTCTTGTTCGCCATAATTTGTGACGAAATGGTTGAAACTAGAGACGATGGCCAGTCATTTTTAAACACTGGTATAATGTACTCAACTACAGCACCAGTAGGAATAAATTGGCTAACAGTTAGCATTGGCGATGATGTTGAATCTACGCTTGCATAAATGTAATTCTTGTCCGTCACCAACGTTGCAGTGCCTGCCTGTAGTTGATTATTTTTATCAAAATAATACCCAGTAGGTGGAACGAATCGGATCAACGCACCCATTGTAATGTACTGATAGTTACCTGTGGCTCCTACCCCAATGTTGACCCCCGCATTAAAGAATCCGGTGCTTGTGTTTATAGATGCTGAGCTTTGGTTCCACACCGCTGTGGTGTTAGGAACAAATCTTGTTGCTGTTTCGTAGTATAAATGAGACACTTCTTTTTTACTAACCATTGGCTTAGCAACGTTAAAGATTACTCTGTTTACTTCGTTGACTGTGGTATATGTAAAAGACTTGGTAGTATTGTCGTAATTTTTGTACAACAAGCCGTCATCGCCAAAAATGTTTGTACTTGAATATTTGCCACTGCTATCTACTACATCAAGGTAGCGACTAATACCAGAACTAGCACGATTTGCCGCCTTAACTTTTAGAATATTGTTAAAGCTAGTGTATGGTAGAGTATTGTAGTCCTCACCAGTGATCATACGGTTTTGTGTATAGTACTGCTGAGGAGCCTTTGTGCGGATATCGTTAATAGACTCTTTAGCCGAACTATTAGTTACTGTATAGTTTAGGCTGGCACGAACGGTTAGCGTCTCAATTCTGTTATTACGACTTACGTAGCTAATCGCGAAACTTACTGCCTGCATTTCGTCGGGAGTAATTTTATATCCCAAGCCATTACTTTGACGATAGTACAAACGGAAATTGCCCTGCGGAATATTTGCAAACGCACCGTCGCCAAAAACTAGATCAATTTGATCATTGCTGCGGGTGTTTACTTGATATAAGTTACGTTCGCTTTCTTGGTTGTATACCACATTCAATCCGCCAATGGCAGGAATCTGTGTCCACTTAACACCGGGGACATTTTGACTTGTTAATCCGTACAACCAGACGTCATTGTTGTTGATGTTATCAAAGTTAATGTTTGTTACACGATTAGGCAAACTGTCATTGAGTGTGAAGTCTAGGGTCTTTAATTCGCCTTGTTTAAAGTAAACAAAGAAACCGGTATTAATAGAACCATTGCCTTGGTTGTCATTCTTGGCCAGCAAGTTAAACACACCAGTGGGCTTTGGATCTTTTTCGTAAACATAATTCTGGTTATAGCTAGTGGCACTGACTGCTTCAAACGGCATGTTGATGCCTTCAATGCTAGCATTAAATTTGTAGACTGGGGTAACTCCAGGAACAATGTTAACACTATATTCGTCATTTAAAATACCGTTGATAGTGTTGCTTGATCCTGGTTTACCAATTACCTGGCTGCTTACCAAAGTAGCATTCATTACACTCGTAAACTGTTCGAGCCAGTTTTCGTTTGCAGCATCATTCCATGTAACTAGCAAATTAGCCAAATTTAGGCCATTGCTATCAATGATGGTTTCTGTGGTGCTTACACTATCAATTTTTAGGTACCCGCTAGCAGGAATGTTACGCTTAGGGTTATAGCTGATTAACCGGGCTAACTTTAATACACTGTCACGTCTTTCAGCTGTATCTAAGAAGTTTTCACGTGCGTTTAAATCAGTACGGAAAGCCAAACTTTGACCTAAAAAAGCAATCAAATCAATCAATGCGATGTATTCGCTGCTCTCAGTAAAGTCGTTGAAATCTTCTGGGTAGTAAGTACGCAAGTAGTCAATCATTGACTTGCGTAGAGTTTCGTAATCGTAGCTTTGGAAGTCTGCGTTACGGAATGTCTGATACAATTTTGTCCAATCTTGTTGGACTAGTAAACTTGTTTGACGTGTGGTTGTAGCCATATCTATACCTATATCTAGTATTTATGGCTGTTAAAAAGTGGTAGTATTAAGACGCTGTTAGTGTTTCAGAGTTCTTATTGAAATTCAAATTCATTGTGGTGCTAATGTTAGTGGGTTTATAAGTTAAACTAATCTGTAACTGTAGCCCACTATCTAACTGCTGAATAATTACCCCGTCAATGATCAAACGTGGATCATATCCAACTACCGCAGTGACGTCATCTATAATGATCTTTTTAGTCTCTTCGGTTAAGGGCTCAAACAATGTGTTCCAAATAATACTACCAAAGTTTGGTTGCATTAATTTTTCGCCCTTGCGAATTTTAAAATGATTTAATAGGTTGCGTTTAACTAAGTCCAGATCTGTTAATCTGAACTTTTTAGATTGGTCGATTGTGTTAAACCCGCGGTAAGTTGCCATATCAATATTTATCCAGTTTTAGTCCCACTACCCAGACTCTGAATAGTAGATAAGTTAGCAGGGCGAAGTTCGGGCTTAAGCTGAATGTGAGGTGGATCTCCGCTTGGGTCAAATCTGTATAAGCCGTATTTGGCTAAAATGCCCATTTGCTCCATTGCAATAGCATCTGCTACGCCAATATCCGCTGCAATGCCTAACCCGTGGTTACCAACAATCTTAACAGGGCGACTGATATTACCATATGGCGTCACATTAACTGTTGGTCTACCGGGCAATTGACCGCCAGCAGCAATCCAGCCGTTATAAATGCCATCTTGTTCTTCCTGAGTCCGCACAGTACTGCTCATGGTTATTTTCTTACCAGTCTGAGCTTTATAATCTCTTGCAGCTTGCAACAAACGATTTTTAAAATCAACTGTTGCTGCCTCAAAGTGTGTTCTGTCTCCGGATCTATTAGTAAAATTCATAACATCTTCGGGATTAATATCAACTGTTGCTGGTGCAAAATTTGCAACTGATCCAGTTGCCCCGGAGGTCCCAGTGGTCCCACTAGATGCAATGCTCAACACATCGATTGCATACCGGCCTTGATTGTACGCAGTTTCACACTGCTGACCTTGTGCATTTTTAATGTTTGCACCTTGTTCTCTCCAGAACTTAGCTTGATCAGGCGGAGGCCCTGATGTTAGACTACGCTCACTGTCACGCAAGAAGTAAGCCACTGCTAACATACCAGCAACAGTACAAACATCATCATCAACTTTGATGCCTTTGTTGCTTACCAATACTTTGTAACAGTCATTAATAAACAACTCCATTAGCGAGTCTTGTGTACCTTTTGCACTTAAGAATGCTTGTGTGCTAGTAATACCATCTTTACCAGTGTATGCATCATCACGGAACACAGCCGCAGATCCAAACTTTGTTAAGTAGTCCGGCTTAAGGTAGCCGTAATACTTTAAAATGTTTCCGTTAACTTTGTAACGACCAATACGTCCTAGTGTTTGATCTTGTGCTGCAAAATCAAGTTGACTTTCAGCAAATCCAATTTCCAACATTAGAGCTTTAACTTGTGTGGGAATTAAGCCCGGGATTTTATCCTCGATTGCTGCAATGGCTGCTGGACTCGGGGCGTCCTGTCTGCCCATTGATTCTGCTGGGGCAGGATTTACAACCGGCTGTCCTTTGGCTAACTGCGGGCCTGGGTCAAGTTGTGAAGCACCGGTTTGTAGTGGTGCACCGCTACCTGTAGTAACAATAGTTCCACTGCCAGAAGTTACTACGCCATTGGCATACTTTTGCGTATAGGCCGCATATTTGTTTTCACGGTCTTTGATTCCGTTTGTGCCGCCATTAACTAAACGAGTAACTGCTGTTACATCGCCCCAGTTTAGATTTGCTGTGCGACTCTTTTTGTATTCAAAGAAGAAGAACAACACTAACTTAGCAGCAGTCACTGGCTCCTCAGCAAGCTGTGGATTACCCACTAAATCAACTCCTAAAAATGCGCCGGCTCTTGTGTAAATATCTCGCCCTGTAATTTGAATAAATCCACGACCTTTAAACTTGAGACCATCGCCGGGCTGAGTGTTCCCGAGATCGCGTCTGCCTTCGTATTTTTGGAAGTAGCTGTCGGCACCAAGCTCCTTTAAGAACTGGAAGTTGCCGCTTTCATGGGCACACTGGGACATAATAGCTGCAAACTGCACCTTGTCTGTGATACCATACCCGCCTAGTGCAGATTCTAAAATTGCTTCATTGTTTGCACCACTTGGTTTCATGCTTCCGATTGCTGATCCAGCTGGCGCACCCGGTGGCGCACAAACGCTAGTGGGTTTACTGTTCTTTGGTGCAGCTCCAAATTGGCTTGCAGATTTCTTAACACCTTTACCGGCACCACGGGCCCAAGGCTCATGTGCAGGTGCAATAGTTGCAATACTTTCAAATGCTTCGTCGTTGGACACCCAAATGCCTTGGTCTTTGTCCCACCCGGTATCCGACTGTTTAAATGTTTTCATGTCAGGCACGTTGTTAACCGCAGGCGGAGCATCGGTGTTCAACATTAGCTTGCTTCCTTTAAGCACTAGCTTACCATCATTGCCCCATCCACCGCTAGATGATTGCAAGTTTAATGCACCGTCTGACAGGATACCAATCTTTCCCGATTGTATACCAATACTGTTAGCAGACTTAACTGTAAAATCTTTGGTTTGAATTCCAAATGCTGTGTCGGCTTTCATTTTAATAGAGCCGCCTGCATTAATGTTAATGTCTCTGTCGGCGTGAAGGTTAAAGTCCCCATCAGTTCTGTAGTTAATACCTGTTGAGCTGTATACGTTAATGTGGCCACCACCTGTGAATTCCATCCAGCAACTACCGTCGCTATTAGCAATGTACATTACCCGTTCGGTATCATTCATTAAAATCTGATGGCCACCTGCACTACGCAAACGAACCAGTTGATCGGTACCTTGTTGGTCTCCATCATCTAAAACAAAAGTATGACCACCTTTGCGGCCTCGAATTGCATAATCTGCTTCAGTTAACGTACCGGCTTTTAGCTTGGTTTGATACTCGGGATTATCCATTGGATCATTTAATGGACGACCAGGAGTGCTAATGCCAAATACGTGACTCGGGCTTTCGCGTTGGCTGCTCGATCCAACTGCGCCACGCACGCCATCTCGATCTAATCCCTGCTCAATTAATATATTTGCTTGGAATTCGTGTACCGGCTTTTCGTTGTTGGTCCACCCTGCGGTAATATTGCTTTCAATATTTTCGTTAAACTCTGCCACTGGCCAAACGCTATTCTTTGCATCGTACTTAGATTTTAGCCCATCAACTGTATTGTTGTTATCAACTTTTGGACTGGCACCAAGAGCCGGGACCATGTAATGTCCTAGGTTAGGGTTAATACATGCAAACCAAAAGCCTCTGTTGGGGTCACCTGCAATGAATGTACAAATAACTTGGTTACCAATGTCTGGCACCACTGCCCACATACCGTAGCTGTGCTGCACTTCACTAAACTTATTGTTTTTACTAGCGTTAGGCTGGTATGTTGCACCATAGAATGGACTTGCATATCCTACTGTACGCCAACCTTGCGGATCATTCTCATCACTACCTAAGTCTGGAATCCATACTTGTAAACGACCACTGCGTGTAGGGTCAATGTTGTTTTTAATAATACCAACAAAGGGGCCAGAGTCGATGCGAATACCCGGGGTGTCTTCACGGCGTACACGTTCGGGTAATCTACGGCCTAAGCGTTTATCTGAACTCATATGTTATTCTTTCATTACGGATTTTCGGGTTCCGGATTAGTTGATTCTCTGGCCATTTGGTCGCCAATATCTAATTCTTCAGCATCAGACAAATCGTCTGCAATTTGTTGCCCTTCAGACGTTGCATTGTCCTCTTCAGGAAACTCAACCTCATCGGCATTGTCTTCGGGGGTATCGAACTCTTCGTCATCAGTTGGTCCACTTAGCTGCACCAATTCGTCGCTTGCTGTTGTGGTTTCTTCATCGCTGGTATCGAGTCCTGCTGGATCATCGGCATCACGTTGATTTTGATCAGCTAATTGTTTGTTCATTAACCCTTTGTTGTTTTCTGCACGTTCATTGCCTGAACCTGTGGCAGCATTATCAGTCTTGTCAAAGATTCTAATGCAGTCCAGTGTTTGCACAAATTGTCCTTTGGAAAACTCGCTGTCCACTTTTAATATCTTGTAGAATCCACTAAAGCCAGAGTTTCTATACTTGGGATTATCTCTGCGAAGTCCTGTTTTGTCATCCATATCAACTGGAGTTTCAAAGTTAATCTTACAGAAGATTTCTGACGCATCCATGTTCAGTGACCCAGGATTGATCATTACTTTACTGTCGTCATAGGTACTCTGGCCAGGGTTGGCGTATAAATCGTCTTGCTTAATAAAATGTGGATCACCGAGGATCTTTAGTTTTACGTTCAGCATATCGCCGCGGCTACTAGAGTAAATGCTCTTCATTGCGTTGGATACTAGAACTGTTTTAGCAGTGTCTGCACCAGTGGACTGTGCTGTAGCATCAGTGCCTACAATTTGCTGCGTTGCAGGGGTTGCTGTGCCTGCCCCAGGTGCTCTTTTAGTCTTATCTTTGTCTGCGCCGCCTTCGTCTGCACCAATTGCTCCGCTAGTTGCTTCTGCTTTTTCGCGGTTTACAACGATAGTAGTATAGTACGCAGTATCAAAATCAATGTTAAGTTCTAGAATATCAATGTTCTTACCGGTATAGAAATAGTTGTATTCTTTAACTGCACCGCGTGGTTTAGCTGTGGGTAAGTTAGGATGTTTAGAGTTAAAGTACTCGTACTTCTTGATGTAGAAAGTAGTTTTCTTACCCCAGTCATTTCTAATTGCATCAAAGTCCAGTAGTTCCACTTTAGGAATAACTTTGAAATACTTAACTGTGGTTTCTTCGGGTAATGTGTTTTTATCAGTTAAAGGGTCAACTACCTGACGCTTGATATAGTCGCTGTTCTTTAGCACAAGGTTAACAACGTCAACAATGCTGGTACCCGACGTAACGTTAAACAACATCTGTTTAGGGTCAAAGTTGTTAGCAGGAGTCTTTGCACCAACTTCTGCGTTATTGGCTTGTGCTGCTGATTTATCAACTTCTTTGCCTTGCTCCATCTTAGACCGAGCATAGGGCATCTTGGTAGGGTCAACAATATCACTGTCTCTAATTTCTGGATCAATCTCAAATGCAATTTGGTTTGCTACTTTGATTTTTTCTGTGTCCTTGGCTTTTTGCTGGAACGAGTTCCATGCACCAGCATAGCTCTTAACACTGTAAGGAGCATTGATTGTTTTTTGTGCAGCAGCAAGGGCCTTTTCGTCGCCGCCGAGTCCTACTCGGCCTACCCCAGGTAGCGGATTACCGTCATCGTCATTTACAATACCACGTGCAAGGATCTCGTCGCTACGTGCTTGATCCTTTGCTGCAACCTGTGCAGAAATATCGTCCTGTTGCATTGACCCAAAGAAATCACCAACAGTCTTTGCGCCAATTTCAAAGTTTGCAGGAGTACTGTTAGTCGACTCAAGCATTGCTCCGTGGTTAAATGGAACAGCCTTGAACGCATACTCAGCACCTTTGCTGCCTACTTTGATTTTCATTTCAAGCAGCTTAATAGGAATACGCTTTTGTAATTCAGGAATAGGTGTATGTAACTTGCCTAGTTCATCGGCACCATAGAAGTCAACTTGCAACAGGTAAGGCTGTTGCAGATAGTTTTTACTATCTACCTTCTTGTCCAACGAAACTTCAATAATGCGATCAAGTAGTGTTAGTCCGTACGGCTCAATGATAGTGAAACTCAGGTCAATTGCATTAGTACCTCTAGTGTCAGAGTTCATACCGATAATGGTACTCATACGCAAATTGTCAAAGTAAAAGTCATCGTGGAATGCAGGGTGTCTGCTACCCGACTGTCCAGGAACGCCATGGAAATTGCCACCACTGCTAATCAAGCTATAAGTTGGCTTCCAGTTAGAGGATGCAGTTCCGTTTACTAATTCTTTGTAGCTGTCTTTGCTTAACACAAACAATGTAATGCCGTATGTGTAGGTGGCATAGCTATGCAACGGATTCATTGAAGGCTTTGGAACTTCTGCTTGAACAACCGGCGCTGCGGGCTTAGCCGGAGTTGACTCGTCGTCGGGATGTCTAGCCATGTAGGCAGTTACATCGTCTTCTGTTGGGCTGTTGTCAGATGATTCAATTGCGTTAGCTTCGTCATCAGACAAAGAGTCTTCGGGTTCTTGATGTGTGCGGTTGTACTCTGCTGCAATTTTACTCAGAGAGTCACCGTTTACTACAGTGTACGAAGACCCGTCGGGCATTGATAATTCTTGCCCTGGATAAATTAGATTGGGGTCTTTGATTTGATCTTGATTTAGATCAAAAATGTTACGCCATGAAATTGTTGCTGCCATATTATAGTCCTAAATCAGCAACAAGGGTTTCCTTTGTAGGAATATAAATTGTTACCCCGGGTTTGAACCCAAATACAGGGTCCTTGATAACGTTGGGGTTGCGGGCAATAAACACCCACCATAAACCGGCGTCACCGTATAAGTCAAACGCCAACATGTCGGGACGATGTTTGTATACTTTATCAATTGTATAAGTTACATCGTCTGCTTTTTTAGTAATAGTTCTGAAGTTTAGCACATCCAAAAACTGCCCAAAGTTAGCAGTTGATGCATACGGGCTTGATTTGTTATATGTATCCATTAAATGTATCCACCTTTGCCGTTAATTAACTTGCCAGCAGCAAAGTCTTCAAGGTTGAAGTTGTCGTACAAGTTCTTGCGTGTGTATATTGGTTGCAAAGTTATGCTAATGGTACTGTTAGTAGGAACACGGGTCGTTGGCGTGTTGCTGCTGCGTCTACCATCGTTTTCTGCAACAGTTTGCCCACCACTGGTTGGCACTTCTAAGTAGTCAACGTCTTGTGGTAACGAATGTTGGAAGTTTGTAACCACACAAGGAACGTTTGGAAAGTAATGGCTACCGTAACCATTTAAGTACACCATTGGCGGAGGGTTGCCTACTTTACTGCCTTGTCCAAAGAACATCTTAGTTGCTGCTCTAAAGAAGTAAATTGATGCTAGCAAGTATGCGCCTTCTTGTGGGTCTTGTACCGTAAAGTCGCCACTGATAGTGATAGCCTGTACTTCTGATCCTTCGTAGAAGTAATTTGTATAATTACTATGTGTAAGGTTTTGCGATCCGTAACGTGCTGCATGAGTTACAGAAATTTGCGGAGTGTACGGGAAAATAACGCCACCGGACTGTATAAGTGGTGCCATGATGCCAGGATTGTTACCTTGATAAAAATAGTCAGCTGATTTTGCTAGACTAATTTTAATTCTCCAATCAGCGTTGCCTGCTGCAAACTGAATATTAGGAGCTGTAGTATTTCGTTGTTCAGTTTTTACGCCACCTTTAAGAAGACCTGCAACTGCTAGTCTAGCTTTACCGGGATCAATGATGTTTAATGCCGAATTTACGAACTTGTTATCTTTGCCAGCAGATTCTATAGCATTTCCAATGCTTTCACCTGTGGACTTTAACGATTCCTTTGCTGAGTTAAACGAATCTGTTATGGATGAAAAAGAAAAATCTGCCATAGTTAACCTCTTGCTTTTAGTATTTATTTGTTATAAAATGTGCTATTATTATAAGGAAAGTGTTAAGTGAAACACAATTATCTCAACAACAAGGATATCTTAAAGGAGATCCACAAGAGCAAAAATACATACTGTAGCTACACTAACCCAGATTACGGTGACTACGACATTATTGTTCCAGATCTGAAGAAGATTAATAAAACAAACCTACTGCAAGGCCGTAAAAATCGTGCAGAAAGGCTAGCAAAGCTAGCACACGAAGCAGCCACAGCAGATGGTACAAAACGCAAACTAGACGAATTCGAAATTGACATCAAGAACATTGCCGAAACTGATGTTATTTTTAGAGTCATGACATGGGATCATGTACCGCTAGATGATAGTAAAAAAGGCAAAAAGGTAGCAGCATACGTCGACGAAGATGATATCGTAAGCGAGTATGACGAGCCCGAAGAAGCAAAAACTACCAAATACACCAAGTGTAATTTTCCACCGTTTCAGCATTTTAGAATTGAGCCACTGAACGGGACCGAAGCAACTGCTCAAACACTCTCATCCCTACCAGACTATCAATGTATTTGTATCGGTAAAAGCCATTGGAAGGGCGATTTAGAAACCGGCGAATACAGCAAGGATCATGGCGCAATGACCCGAAAGCTAGCACACATGTTTATGAAACTGTGCGAGCGTTATGCAACTAGAAGCAACTGGAGAGGATACACATACAATGACGAAATGCGTTCACAAGCTCTACTACAGCTTAGTCAGATTGGATTGCAGTTTGACGAATCCAAGAGCCAAAACCCTTTTGCGTACTACACTGCGGCAATTACGAATAGTTTTACACGGGTACTTAATATTGAAAAACGCAACCAGAACCTCCGAGACGATATCCTTGAAATGAACAACTTGAATCCAAGTTACACACGACAGGGAATGGGCTTCAGTGGCGGTGGCGGCTACGACGGAGATGAGTAAATTGCATTTGATCTCGCTGTAATGTTTTTGCTATACTGAATCAATGAGTAATTTATTTAAAAAGGCCGCAGTCTTTACTGATATCCACTTCGGCCTTAAATCCAACAGTACACTACATAACGACGATTGCCTTAACTTTGTTAAGTGGGCAACAGCCAAAGCAAAAGAGGAAGGGTGCGAAACTGCACTCTTTCTTGGCGACTGGCACAATAACAGAGCATCCATAAATATTCTAACACTGGGCTACAGCCTACGTGCCTTGGAACATTTAAATGCAAATTTTGAACGAGTATATTTTATCCCTGGTAATCACGATCTTTATTATCGCGATAAGCGTGATGTTCAAAGCGTTGAATGGGCGAAACATCTACCAAATGTTGTTATCTGCAACGATTGGTTTGATAGCGGCAACGTGGTTATTGCACCATGGCTTGTTGCGGATGATCATAAACGCCTTGCTAAACTAAAGGGCCGTTACTTATTTGGTCACTTTGAACTCCCGGGTTACTTAATGAATGCCATGGTTGCTATGCCGGATCATGGAGAGATGGATGTTAACAGTCTTAAAGGGTTTGGGCATGTGTTTAGTGGACACTTCCACAAGAGACAAACTAAGGGCAACGTAACCTACATCGGCAATTGCTTCCCCCACAACTACGCAGATGCAGGTGACGACGATCGGGGTATGATGATCTTAGAGTGGGACAAGGAGCCAGAGTTCCACGCTTGGCCCGAGCAGCCTCGATATCGTGTGTTCCAACTTAGTGATGTTATTTCGCACACCGAAGCAATGTTGCAGCCCGGAATGCACGTTCGTGTTAACTTAGACATTGATATCAGCTACGAAGAAGCTACGTTTATTAAAGAAACATTTATTGACACGTACAAGCTGCGTGAAATTACTCTTATTCCTGCTAAGACCACTGAGCTTACAGAGTACGAAATACAAGGAAATATATCCTTTGAAAGTGTTGACCAGATTGTCGCAGGTCAACTTACTAGCATTGAAAGCGACAAGTTCAATAAGAACCTATTACTAGACATCTATAGAAACCTTTAATGTTTAAGATACAAGATATTACCGTAAAAAATTTCATGAGCGTGGGCAACGCTACACAAGCTGTCAACTTTGACCGCAAAGACCTTACGTTGGTACTAGGTGAAAACTTAGACTTAGGCGGAGACGACAGCGGTGCCCGTAACGGCACAGGCAAGACTACAATCATTAATGCACTTAGCTATGCTCTTTATGGAGAAGCTCTTACTAAGATTAAGAAGGATAACCTGATTAATAAAACAAACGGTAAGAACATGATGGTTACCATTGACTTTAACAAAGACGGGGTAGACTATCGCATCGAGCGTGGACGCAAGCCCAACCTCATGAAGTTCTTGGTTGGCGGCATTGAACGTGAAATCACAGACGAGGCACAAGGCGATAGTCGAGAAACCCAAGCAGAGATTGAACGTATGTTGGGCATGAGCCACGATATGTTTAAACACGTTGTGGCTCTCAACACTTACACTGAGCCGTTCTTAAGTTTAAAAGCCAACGATCAACGCACTATCATCGAGCAGCTACTTGGTATCACTATGCTAAGTGAGAAAGCCGATGCACTCAAGGAACAAGCTAAGTCCACAAAAGATTTAATCACACAAGAAGAGTTCCGCATTAAAGCTGTAGGAGATGCAAACAAGCGTATCCAAGAGCAAATCGAAAACTTGAAACGTAGACAATCTATGTGGAAGACAAAGCACGATGAAGATTTGGACAAGCTACTGGGTGCCTACGACGAGCTAGATAAACTTGACATCGAAGCCGAACTGTTGGCGCATAAAGCGTTATCCGAGTACAACGCAAAAATCAAGCACACTAACGAACTTAATCGTTGGATCCGACAATGCGAACTTGATGAAAAGCGTGAGCAAAAGCTAATCGAAACTCTTAAAACAGAGATTGCTAGCTTAGAAAATCACACATGCCATAGCTGCGGGCAAGCGTTCCATGATGAAAAGCAAGAATCGTTACTAGAAGAAAAGAAGAAGGCGTTGCAAGAAGCTGCATTACAAGCTCTAGCAACAAACACTCAGTGGACAGAACACACCGAGTCTCTAGCTGCACTAGGTGAAATTGGTCCGCAACCACAAGTATATTACGATCAAGAAAGCGATGCATTTGAGCACCGGTCAAGCATGGCAAGTATCCTGCAACAGCTAACCAACAAGCAGGCAGAAACAGATCCGTATGCAGATCAAATTACTGAAATGCAAACGCAAGGTGTTGAAGAAATTAGCTTTGATAAAATCAATGATTACACGTTGCTCAAGGACCACCAAGAGTTCTTGCTCAAGCTGCTAACAAACAAAGACAGCTTTATACGTAAACGTATTATTGATCAAAACTTAAGCTATCTAAACGCACGACTCGGTCAATACTTAGATCGTATTGGACTCCCTCATACTGTTAAATTCAACAATGACTTAACTGTTGCAATTACAGAATTGGGTCGTGACTTGGACTTTGATAACTTGAGTCGCGGCGAACGTAACCGATTGATTCTGTCACTGAGCTGGGCATTCCGCGATGTGTGGGAAAGTTTGTATCAACCCATTAACTTGCTGTTCATTGATGAGCTAGTTGACTCGGGCATGGATAGCTCAGGTGTTGAAAACAGTCTTGCTATTCTTAAAAAGATGAGCAGAGAAAACAATCGCAGTATTTGGCTAGTGTCGCACAAAGATGAACTAGCAGGGCGTGTAAACAATACGTTGCACGTGGTTAAGGAAAATGGATTCACAAGCTATAACACTGATGTCGAGATTGTTTAACCTCGAGGAACTGCATATTGAATTGAGCAGCAAGTGTACTTTAAAGTGCCCTCGCTGTCCTCGCACTGAGCTAGACCAAGATAGCCTTAATAGGGAATTTAGTTTAGTTCAGTTTCAAACAGCATTTCCTATTAGCTTGTTAAAAAACAATGTTAAGCGAATCCTGTTCTGCGGAGACATAGGCGATCCTATATACGCCACACAGTTTTTGCAAATCATCAAATACATTAAATCTAATACTCGAACCACAGTTGAGATTGTTACCAACGGCAGTTACAAAAAGCCCGAGTGGTGGACTGAACTTGGCGGTATGCTAAACTCTGACGACAAAGTTACGTTTAGCGTCGATGGGTGGGACCAGGCCAGTAACGAGAAGTACAGAGTAAACAGCGATTGGAATAGCATTACCGAAGGCCTACGTGCATTGCGTGCAGCAGGCCCAGTTAGGATTAACTGGAGTACTATCTACTTTAACTTTAACGAAAACAAGATTCGTGAAATAAGAGACGTAGCCAAAGCCCTTGGTGCTGATACGTTCCAAACAGTTAAAAGCTCAAAGTTTGACGGTGTGTATGCTGTTGATGCAGCTGATTTGCTAAAGCCGTCTGACGAATATGTTAGCGCCACAAGTCAGTACGAAAAGCATACATCCACATTAAGCCGAGGTTTAGAAATACGGATTCCAGTAATAAAATTTGACGGGCATAAGTGGGCCAAATGTTTGCAGTGGAAAAAAGAGCTGTTTATCAATGTAGATGGCATTGTACAACCATGTCCTTGGTTCAATAGCGGCTACTACTACAATGATTTTATCGACAAGTATAAAGATAGATTAAGCGTTAAAACTAGATCCATTGCCGAAGTGTTAACTGATCCTCTTTGGGACGAATTTATAACTCGCATTGAAACAATGCCCTTAGAAATATGTAAGGTAAAGTGCCGTGACTGTAAGTAAAGTATTTTGTAATATACCATGGACCGAAGTGCATATTAATGCAGATGGATCCTACCATTCTTGCGGGGCACAGCCAAACACTATTACTCGCACCCCAGAAGCAGCCAAGTACAATGTTCACACGATGAGCATTGAGGATTGGGTCAACAGTGAGCATCAACGTAATGCTAGATTAAACAAACTCGCAGGTAACAGCGAGCCGCTATGCGCCATGTGCTACAAAGAAGAAGAGCTAGGGTCTAGCAGCAAGCGTTTAAAAGAGAATTTGAAGAGCCGCATACATCCTATTAAGTTCGAAGAATCCTTTGCACGTAGCCCGGATTACGCTGCTTTTAAGTACTCAGAAGACAATCTAGGGCATAGCACAATGCGCCCTAACAGCTTTCACATCAGCTTGGGCAATGAATGTAATCTAGCTTGCAGAATGTGTACACCAATGGCCAGTAGCAAAATTGCTGTAGAACAAATCAAGCAAGGACTGTTTAGCGGCTCTGCTAGAATGAACTGGACTGATGATAATACTGCATGGGAAAACGTTGTAAACTACGTTTGCAGCACGCCAAACCTAGAATTTGTACATTTAATCGGCGGCGAGCCATTACTAAATCCCAAGTTTGAAGAACTAATAGACCGACTTTTATTAGCCGGAAAAACAGACATCTACTTAGGATTTACTACTAACGGCACTGTAGTGAATGTGCCGTTAATTGAGAAATTAAATGCATTCAGACATGTTGATATAGGTGTTAGTGTAGAGTGCATGGGCCCACTAAATGACTATATTAGG